AGCATTGCAACAGAAGAATTTATGGAACCTCGTATGTGGTTCTGCCCTTGGTGCGGACACGAAAACGACCTCAGAGGTGTTATAATTGATTATCACACAAGCAGCAGAAGACAGGATCAAGACCCTCTGTGAGGAGCATAACTCAATGGCAGCCGGACCATTTGTAAGCGGCTCTGGTTGTTCTGGTATGACCCACGGGATTACCTTTGCAGAAGAGAAGCACCCGTTGGATAGACAATTAACACCACACCTACTGATTGATCCTATTGCTTTTTCATACATGAGTGAGGCCACAATGGACTATGATACATCCGGTATGAGTCCAAGGTTCTCCTTTGAGAATATCTTTTCAGGAATGAAAAGTGGGGGTGCATGTGGAGGTTGTAGTGGGGCGCAATAATGGATAATATAGCAGATGCCATAGCCAATTTAAGGTTAACTTATTGTCCTCTAACATGACATTTACCAAAATGAATAGCCACCTGAAGGAACAAAATGAATCGTATCTGCAACACTTACGAAAAGCAATGTATTATTCTTTGTGTCTGCTGGCTGGGGGCGCTTGTGCTTTTGTCCACGCTATTATTCCATGCGTGATGACAAGGACAACTAGCAGACTTATAAATCACATCAGAGAGAGATTAGATGAATGAATATCACAGAGCCAGCACAAGCGCATTTAGACGCCTTGTTAAAGGATGGCGAACTGTTAGAGATAGGCTTAGTCGGCGGTGGGTGCGGTGGCGCGACAGTGGTGTTAAGCAAAGTGCCGCTGATGAGTTCAGACGCATTGAGTATTGGCGGAACTACCAACGTGATATTCGCAGATCAGACATCTCAAACATATTTGATAGGGGGTAAGTTAACGTTGGATGAAGCCGCATTCAATACTGGATTTGTAGTCGAACCTCCCCAGCACATCTCAAGTTGTGGCTGTGGATCATCAATTAAAATAGGATAGGAGATAATTATGTGGGCAAAGTTTCAAGCATTAGAACCGAAAATAAAGTGGGGCATAGTGATAGCGGTGGGAGTCCTAGTCGTACTCGCCGCAGTCTATGGCTCACCATTACAGGGTGTGCCTTCCTCGTAGGATGCACAACCTTAAAGAAGGCAACAGTGGTGTCAGTAGGGGCAGCAGTGGGTGCGACTGCGGGTACTGTCTTGTCAGGGGGTGTCCTTGCGCCGATAGCGGGAGCCATGATGAGTGCTTTTGTGACAGATGTGGTGACGGAAATATCTTACAGGACGGCGGTGAATAGTATGGACTGCGCCCCAGATAATATATGGACAATCATGCAATCACTAGTGGAGATAGGTGGATGGGCATTACTACTGATATTCGTAGCACCAATGATAATCGGCTGGATACTCCCCGGCCCACTGGAGAGAAAGAAAAAGAATTAGTCGTAGTCGAATGGCGCGACATCATAGCAACGGCAGGGTGGGAGCAGGAGATATCTTGCCCCACCCTTTTTTCTGTGGGGTGGTTAATAAGTCAGGATGATGATACAGTCCTGATAGCAAACACGAAAGACCCTGATGACTTCACGGGAGAAGGGAAGTCTGACCCCCCGATTTATTATGGCCTGACTCGCTTTCCTGCTGGTGCTGTTGTCGCCGTTCGGCCATGCGTTCCCGCGCATAAACCCGCAGAAGAACCCCCTCCTTCCTATCAAATATCTTCTCCCAAGTCAGGTACTCTCCTCTGACTTCAATCCCCCTCCTTTGATTGAGCCAACAGAACCTAGCAAAGTGTAGCCTTCTGCTCTCAGCCCATTCCTCTTCCTGTTCTTTAGATGGATTAAGCAAACTGATTTGAATCCTTTAGATGTAACAGGTAAGAGTCTTTAGCATTACCCTTGTTGTCGTTTACCCTATTTTTATATTCATGTAGTGGGGCCGTCTTTATCTGATCGTCTATATCTTTCATTGTAAAAATCCACACCCCGTTTTTCTTTTCTACGTCCACCCCATAGGCTGACTCCTGTTTCCAGTTCACCCAGAAAATAATATGTATGTCAGGGTATAGTTTTTTATACCTGTCGTAATCTTTTTTATTAAACGAAACAGTTTTATTAGGATCGCAACCATACTTAGCAGACATAAAGAAAGGCCGTGATTGTAGTTTCAAATCCGCCCTTTTGCCACCATCCATTATTAAGTCATGGGCGTACTTGTTTGTTTTCTTTTCGGGATTTATTTCTACGTTCAATTCTATTTTTGGCGCAACCTCTTTGACAAATAGGGATTCTACTTTCTCACCGTAAGAACACCATAAATCCTTCTCCTCTTTATCAAGCCCTTCATTGTACCTAACCTGTACGTTGGGCATTTTCATTTTTCCACTCCTCAAGTTCTAGGTTGCATTGATCTAAATACTTAGAGTCAACTTTGTGTTTCAGTTTTATTCCTTGCGGATCATCGCCAAAGTAAATGTATCCACCAACATCTAATTGTCGTAAGGGAGTCATTCTTCCCCTGTCTAAATCTCTGTGATGGTTAGGGCATAGGGCCAGACAGTTCTCAGGAAGGTCATCCGCGCCATGTTTTAGGGCATGGATATGAGCAACTTCATAGTCAGAATAATCACACCCAACAACAGAGCATGAGTCGTATATACTTCTAATATAAGCACCAACTTTTGTATCACGTTTCCTTTTGATTTGTTCTTTTTGGGTTGCGTATGCAACCTCGTCATCAAACCTGAAGGTTCTGGATACCACCCTGTCATTGATCTTCCACTCCGTAATTCCCTTGCCCCATTGTTCTTCTGCTTTGTTTAGAAATGACTTCCATTCAGGCGTATGTCTATTTTTAATATCCCCACCCAACCCAATTGCTCTGGAGGTTTTCCAATCCATTTTGAATTGACCTGTAATCGGATGCCTCTCTCTAGTTGGATTTCTAATAGAGTCATATCGAGTCTTACATCGACCACACAAATTAGCCCCCTTTCCAAACTCATCAACCGGAACCATATGACTCGGGTAATCATCCGCACATTCCCAATGATTCTTATATCCGCTACATCTTTTAAATTCCATTTTAATGAACACCCTTTAACCCCACTACATTTTCACCATCGCCCTCTGTTAGCATCCTCTTGAACGCTCGCCACATAAACTCATGGGTTGCGTACTCGCATTGCTTGGCACAACCTTCAAGCAGTTGCTCTATTTCGTTTGGGTCAAACAGGTCATGCTCTATGCCGTCAGTCATTAACTCAAGCGCGGAGTCAAAGTGAAACACGACCATTGCGGGTATGCTCACTTCAACACCTTCAGCCTACGGTACAGCGTCAGCGCACCCAAATAGGCTTGAAAGTTCTCTTCTATTTCTGTTGATCTGACCGCCTCGAACCTCCCCGTAGCCTTGTCGCACCGAAGTATGTAGGTAGCATCCACTGGAATTCCATGTATATCTTCCACCGCTTTCGCATACGCCGCAACTTGTAGATGATATTCAGGGTAAACCCTTTTACTTGTTTTCCAATCAATGACACAATATTCCCCGTTAATAACAGCCCTCGCATCAACTGTTCCCGCATATTTATATCTCCTATGATATAGTTTTTCCTCTGATGACTTCCACTCTACAACATTCTGACTAACCCAATCCTTGAAGGCGTGTATGGAATTAACTGCCTCTTCCTGTTTAGGCATTGGCGGGATTTCACCACCGTTTAATTTCCAATTGATTGCACCCTCTACCCACTCATGGGTTAGGTTTCCAATGTTTAAAGCGTCCTTAGAGGTTCCCCTGTAGGCACTCTTCATCCCCTTGAGTAGGGGTTCAAGCGCCATCCTTGACTTATATACCTTGGTGTTTTTAGAACTTGAGTCCTCATCGTGGAAGAGATGTTTCGCCATCCACTCTGCCCCAACCTTCAAACCCCAAGGAACTAGGGCGGGCTTTGATATAACATCCAGCACTCTAGTAGCACTAGGAATTATATCATCCCCCACCCTATAAGAATGGGACTTACTGTCGAATAACATCTCGACAGTATCCCCATCATGGTACTCTATCTTCAAAACGGAACTTCAGTAGAAGGCTGAGAAGTTTTCCTGGTTGAGTTGCCTGAGTTGTACGGCTCCTGCACCTTGCCAGAAAATCGGAGTTTGCCTGAGTTTTTACCCCAGAGAGAAACATCCTTTTTCTTCCCGTCAATCATAGCGTACCCAGTTAAATCGGGGCGATTTTCATTCCCCTCTTTATCGTTCACGAACAGGGCGATATCACCCTCTTTTACTTCATAGTCACTCATATAATTCTCCTATAAAATTTTAGATTCTAAACGCCTGTTGGCCTGTTCGGTTCGCCAGACTTCGATATGAAGTTCAGCCACCTTCAGTTCCCAACGTAGACGCTCCTCTCTTTCGATAGCAACCGCGATACCGTCTATTGACTTAGTAACTTCCGTTTGCATCGAAACCCAATTCTCCTTGTCGGCTACAGTTTTGCCTACAGCCCTACTGTATAACAAGGCGCGTTGAGTCTTTTTGAACTCCGTCAACTGGTACGTTTCAGCCTTAGCCTGTGCGTAACTTGGAGCCACATATTCTATCTGTTTGAGGTATCCCTCAACTTCACTGTTCATAATTCTATTATACCATCATCGAACGCAATGTCAAGCGTTTTTAAAATGTACTCTGCTTGCCAGTTCTTTAGATAACCACTATCGTGCATCTCCATATGACACTTAAAACACAAGGGCATTGTAAGCCAGTCGTCCGCCTTGTACCCCATCCCTCCAGAAAGGGGCGCGTGCCTACCTTTAAGATGGTGAGCAACAATGGTATCGTCCTCTATCTTGCAGTTAATGCAGGGAAGAGATGCAACCCACTTAAGGTACGGCTTGCTCCTGATCCTCTTACTCAACGTTGCTCTCCCCCATAGCGGGTAGTTCCTCTATTAATATTTTAGCATACTCTACTATCTTACATAGGTCAGAGTAGGGTTCACCCTTCTTGTTCCACCTACTAGCGTACTTGATTATATTGCCAGAGCAGAAGTCCATTTTATTCGCCATGATATATTCAATGGGTTGAATCCTCATCTTGTAGTGTGAGGGTTTCATATCTCACATACCCCTGCCGTACAAGCCACTTCCTGACTAGCGGTTGTGTTATCCACCGCCTCCTCAAAACTCCAGTTGATATACTCTGGCATTAGTTTCTCCCTAGCCTCGTACTCTTCCTTAGTTATGTCCTCGTAAGGGGCTTGCTCGTACACATGGCCCTCATCCGCAGACGGGAGGAATGATATACCGTTTACCACATCCCAATTCTCCCATATCCAAGCCCCTACCTGCGGCCATTGATCCTCTGGTATGTAACAGGTCATGGAAGGCTTGTGTTCACACCAGTGTAGCGACAGACTCTTCCACATCTCCAACTGACCGAACGGCGTGATGTCGTGTCTAGTTGTAGACGTTTCGGGAGATGCCATAGGGAACTCAAATACATAGGTTTCCTTATTAAACTTGTCCACCTCATAGGGTACACCCGCGTCTATCATTACTTGGGCCAAGGGGTCTTTGATATCATTACGCACTCTACGGATATAGAATTTTGAGTGACGAGGATGACAGCCTGACGCACTGTTAACTAATTGACTGACCGTACCACTAGGTTTTACACAGGTAATAGCAGTCGAGGGGTTGATGCCCAATTTCTTAGAC